TCATGGGTTATCTACAGCAAGAAACCCAAGGACAAGAAAGTGTGGGCAGATTTGTTTGATGACTTTCGTATGTCTGACACAGAGTATCGTAGCACGGTACGTCAGAACAGTGTGATGTTGTACAAACAAAAGGCTAAACAGTGCAGTACTTGCAATGGCACAGGACACACATACAAAACAAGAAAGGATGGTACACGATATGCAAGACCAAACAAATGTACAACATGTAATGCTACAGGATATATTTTCATGGATATACGTAGCACAGTTGCGGGGTTAAAGTTCAATGCTCCAACTTCAAAATGGGCTTCAGCCAACGGTTTCGCAACAAGTAAAGATAAGCTTGAATACCTTGAAGGTGTCGCTAGAGAACGTAATATGCAAGACGCAGTGTTGTTCTTACAACGAGTACGCCGTTTGTCTGCCGTTGACACATATCTCTCAAGCTTTGTGGAAGGTATCTCAACACATGTAAAGCAAGATGGTAAGCTGCACGTCAGGTTACTTCAACACCGCACCGCTACTGGACGTTTGTCTGGTGCCGATCCTAACATGCAGAACATGCCACGTGGTGGTACGTTCCCTGTGAAACGTGTGTTCAAGTCACGTTGGGATGGCGGTGAGATCATGGAAGCCGACTTTGCACAGTTAGAGTTTCGTGTGGCTGCGTTCCTATCACAGGACAAGACCGCCATTGATGAGGTGACCACAGGCTTTGATGTACACTCATACACTGCACAGGTCATTACTGATGCAGGACAGAACATGTCACGCCAAGAGGCCAAGGCACATACATTTGCTCCGTTATATGGTGCCAGTGGATTTGGTCGTACACCTGCAGAGGCTGCGTACTACGAGCAGTTTACTAAGAAATACTCTGGCATTGGCAAGTGGCACAAAGACCTAGCACGTGAGGCACTAGCTACGGGTAAGATCAAAACACCATCTGGTCGTGAGTTCTCTTTCCCTGATGTTACTCGCCGTGCAAATGGTACTGTGACATTTTTCACACAGATTAAAAACTTTCCTGTACAATCGTTTGCCACTGCTGACATTGTACCTATATCCCTGATATACATTGACAAGTTATTAGGGGCTAACCAAATGCAATCATGCATCGTCAATACCGTACACGACTCCATCGTGATTGATGTGCATCCCAACGAGAAGGACAAAGTATTACGGATTATTCATGCAGCCAATGACCGACTGCTTGCCATCGTTAATAAGAAGTGGAAACTGGATTTCAATGTACCACTTTTATTAGAGGCAAAGATCGGTCCAAATTGGCTTGACACAAAAGATGTGTCGTGATATAACTATAGACTCGCAAACAGAAAAGGAGATTATATATGAATCAAGTAGCAACAATTAACACTAGTAACTTCAACGCAATGGCTGAAGCAATGGGCATGTCTGTTGACAACAATCAGAAGTCACAAGCAAGTACACTTGCACGTTTACGTATCAATCACTCAGCTATCATGGGTGAGGAAACAGTGAACGGCAAGAAGGTAAAGATGGAAGTTGTATCAGGTGGTACATACAAGTTGGAAATCCCAGATGGGCCAACGTACTATGCATCTACTGCGACTATTCGTCCATACCTACAACGCTTCATGTACAAGCGTTTTATCAAGGGTAACGACACAACACCTAACCGTTATGTCAAAACTCTGATGGCTAACGATCTGAACAATGACATGAAGGATAATGATGGTGGCTTCAACTGTGGTAAACCTGCAGGTTATATTGAAGACTTCGCAGCATTACCTGAGAAAACACAAGAGTTGATCCGTCAGATCAAACGTGTTCGTGTTATGTTCGGTACAGTGCAACTGCATGACGTTACTGATGCACAGGGTAATCCAGTTGAACTAGATGAACAGGCATTCATCTGGGAGATTGAAAACCGTGATGCATTTAAAACTGCAGGAACACTGTTCAACAAGCTAGGCAAGATGCGCCGTTTGCCAGTGCAGCACAACATCAAAGCTGCAACTGAAGAACGTTCATTGCCTAACGGTAGTAAGTTCTACCTGCCTACGTTGGCTCTTGATCTGAACGAGACACTTGATGTGTCAGACGCAGAGCAGGAAACATTTGCCAACTTTCTAGCATGGGTGGAGAATTACAACCAGTACATCAAGGGTGCTTGGGATGACAATGCGTACAAGAATGATGACACAGACACAGATACTGTTGAGTCATTCGTGGATATTGACGCAGAGGATTTCGTGTAATGAACCACCCTGCTGAACTAAAGCTGCACCAGTTCATGACTGATGCTGCCAATGGAAAGAGCACGTTCACTGAGAAACAAGCTAAAGATATTGGTGCAGAGGTTGCTGATGCAGTACTTCGTCAGTTCGGCAGTGGTAAGTCACGGGATGAGTTTACACTTAGGATGTCCAACATTGGGCGTCCTACTTGTCAACTGTGGTTTCAAAAGAACCATCCCGATAAGGCTCTACCAAAGCCGACTACATTTGTAATGAACATGATGATAGGAGATATTGTTGAGGCTGTTTTTAAAGGTCTGCTTAAAGCTGCTAGTGTGGAGTTTGAAGACACTGATAAAGTTAGCCTTACAGTGGGAGATAGTAATGATACTAGGGTTTCTGGCTCTTATGATCTTGTCCTAGACGGTGCTGTTGATGACGTGAAGTCAGCATCACCTTGGTCCTACCAGAACAAGTTTGATTCATTTGCTACACTAGCTAAGGGTGACGGGTTCGGTTACGTAGGGCAGCTTGCAGGTTATGCCAAAGCTTCTGGCAAACGTGTAGGTGGATGGTGGGTCGTGAACAAAGGCAATGGTGAGTTTAAATACGTACCTGCTGATGGTCTTGACCTTGACCAAGAACTTGATAAAATCAAGACAACTGTTGAAACGGTAAACAACAACGAGTTCAAACGTTGCTTCAGTCCAGTGCCTGAGTTCTTTCGTGGTAAACCCACAGGGAATAAGGTACTAAATGACAACTGTCGTTTCTGTGATTTCAGATACGAGTGTTGGCCTACGATGGTTGAAGAACCATCACGTATGAGTAAAGCAAAAGACCCCAAGACGGTGGCATACATAGAGGATTAGTTATGTTAGGTGATGATGAAATTAAAGAACTTCAAGATGAAATCAAAATGCTTGAAGAACAACTGCGTGAGCGTAAACGTGAACTCAGTGAGAAACGATATGCAGGTTTACGTGCAGCAATGGAAGCACGTAAGGAAGCAGATCAGCTATTGAGTGAAGAACTCAAGGCATTAGGTGTACGCCGTGTGAACTGGCATCCGTTTATCTAATGAACGGTAAGCAGTTCAGGGCTGCACTAAAGCATGGGTATAGGAGTGGGCTAGAGATCAAAGTCAAAGACTACTTGAATGAACACAAAGTAAAGTTCAAGTACGAAGCCATTAAAATAGAATGGGAAGACTTGATGTACCGCACCTATACCCCTGACTTTATACTTGCGAACGGTATCATTGTAGAGGTGAAAGGAAGGTTCACATCAGATGATAGACGCAAACACGTAGCAGTAAAGAAACAGCATCCTGATCTTGACATACGATTTGTATTTGAAAACAGTAAACGTAAGTTGAGTAAAGGAGCAAAGACAACATACGCCACATGGTGTGAAAGAAATAAATTCTTATATGCAGATAGGGTTATTCCAGAAGAATGGTTGAAAGAGAAAGGTGTTGACAATCATCCAGACTTAGTAGTATTTCCTTATGACAAAATAAAAAGGAGCTAAACATATGCTAAATTCACTAATAAACTTTAACCCTAACGATTTCGTTATCCGTATCTCACCAGAAGTGGATGACAATGGAGATTGGACAGGTGACCTTACAGTAGGTATGCTGACAACAGATGACAACACAATGAAAGAAGATGACTTTGCACATCTGAAAGTGTTGACTGACATGTTGATTGCTGCTATACCTTTAATGGAACAGGATCATGATGTAAGGCGTAAGCTGTTCAAGTTAGTTGATCAGATTGATGCTGATGGAATGGCAGAAGAGAAACCGTTAGTAGAAGAACGTGACGGTAACGTAGTTAAAGTAAACTTTTAGAAAGGAGAAACGAATGGCAGAAACAATTACAGTATCTTTTGATGACCCTGTAAATAGTCCTAAACACTATAATCAGGCAGGTATTGAATGCATTGATGCCATTCGTGCCGCCACTGGTGATGGGTATCAATATTATTTACAAGGTAATATAATGAAATACCTATGGCGATACCGATATAAGAATGGCGCAGAAGACCTAAAGAAGGCACAGTGGTATTTGACCAAACTTATTGAGGATGTAGATGATAGTTAAAGTATTCTTAACCCTGAACATAGATGAAGATGAATACCCAGTTCCTGTAGACGGAGAAGTTGATGAAGAAATTGACCAATGTCTGCAGGAATTTATTTATGACATTGATGGTATGTCAATTAAAGCAATAAAAATAATAACGGAGTAATGCTTATGGAAACTTATGGACCAACACTAGCAATCTCAGAAGAGATTCACGCAATGAAATATCGCAGCAAAGGCGAGTCATTCAAAGAAGCAATGACACGTGTAGCTGAAGCACTAAAAGATAATGAAACACATTTTAATAACTTCCGTACAATCCTGTACGAACAACGCTTTCTACCTGCAGGACGTGTGCAGTCAGCAATGGGCGCACCTCGTCGTGTAACACCGTACAACTGCTTTGTGTCAATGACAATTGAAGATAGCATGGACGGTATCATGGAAGCTGCTCGTCGTGCAGCAGAGACAATGCGCCTTGGCGGTGGCATTGGCTATGACTTCAGTACACTACGTCCACGTGGTACACTGATCAAGTCACTAGACAGTAAGTCGTCTGGTCCTGTGTCATTCATGGGTATCTTTGATGCGGTATGTCGTACCATTGCATCTGCAGGGCATCGTCGTGGTGCACAGATGGGTGTGCTGCGTGTTGATCACCCAGACATTGAAGAGTTTATTACAGCTAAGAATAACAGCGATACACTGACACAGTTCAACATCTCTGTAGGTGTGACTGATGAGTTTATGACTGCGGTAAAAGATGACAAAGACTTTGATCTAAAGTTTGATGGACGTGTATACAAAACTGTTAGTGCTCGTGCACTATGGGATCAGATACTACGTAGTACATGGGATTGGGCAGAACCTGGGATTCTATTCATTGATCGTATCAATAAGAAAAACAATCTACACTATGTAGAAACTATTGCAGCCACAAATCCATGTGGTGAGCAGCCACTGCCACCTAACGGTGCATGTCTACTAGGTTCATTTAACCTGACAAAGTATGTACTAGAGCATGAAGGTAAGTACGTATTCAACATGAACCAACTACGTAATGACATTCCTCATGTAGTACGTGCTATGGACAACGTTGTTGATCGTGCAACCTATCCATTGATTGAACAGAAAGCAGAGGCAATTAGTAAACGCCGCATGGGTCTTGGTGTTACAGGTGTAGCCAATGCTATTGAGGCATTAGGGTTTGAGTATGGCAGTGATCGTTTCCTACAAACACTAGAAGAAATTATGGGAGTGATTAGAGATGTTGCGTATACTACGTCAGTTGAACTTGCTATTGAAAAAGGTCCGTTTCCTCTCTTTAGTCAAGCATACCTTGGTTCTGATTTTGCTAAGTCTTTGCCTGATAATATTCGTGATCTCATCAGCACTTACGGTATTCGCAACAGTCATCTTCTTTCGGTTGCTCCAACAGGAACTATCAGCTTGTCAGCCGACAACGTATCCTCTGGAATTGAACCCGTCTTCTCACATTACTACGATAGAACTATCCAAACCTTTGATGGACCCAAGGTTGAACGAGTAGAAGACTACGGCTATCGTGTGTTTGGTGTGAAAGGTAAGACTGCTGATGAACTGTCTGTGTTTGATCATGTCAAGGTGTTGAATGTAGCATCACGTTACGTTGACTCAGCATGTTCAAAGACATGTAACACAGGTGACGATGTAACATGGGAAGAGTTCAAACAGGTGTACATGGATGCATACGATGGCGGTGCATCAGGATGTACAACATTCCGTGCGGCAGGTAAACGTTACGGTATCCTGAATGCATCTAGCTCTGAGGACATTGTAGAGGAGCCACAGGTAGAGGAAACACAAGACTATGTAGATGAAGGTGGTGCTTGTTACTTTGATCCTGCTACTGGCTTACGTCAGTGTGAGTAGAAACCGTAAGCAGCTAGGTACTATTCCATCACCCTGCGTAAAGGTCTGTCGTATAGATAACGATGGCTTTTGCGTGGGGTGCAAAAGAACTATTGACGAGATACGTGATTGGTGTATAATGTCAGAGTACGAACAACAAAAACTTTTATTTGAACTAATGTGGAGGGCCGACAATGGGAACACGTAAACAATTTAGCCGTGCACTATACGAAGCATATGATGCACCTGCAAAAGAAAAACTTGCAGAGTATCTAACGGGTGCAGGGCATGAGATAACAGACATGAAGGAGAATTACAATGTGGATATTGTATCAACGAAAAAAGATTATACATACTTTAATGAAGCTGAAGTAAAACTTGCATGGAAAGGTGATTGGCCTACCGATTGGAAGGACATTCGTATACCTGAACGTAAAGGAAGATTGCTTGAAAAATATGAGGGGGAGAATGGAGTGCTTAACTTCTACATCTTCCGTAAAGATATGAAGCAAGCTTGGCGTATCAAGGATACAAGCCTGACGAAGGATCGTCTACGTGAGGCATATGGACGTAACATCTTAAAGGGTGAACTGTTTTATCACATACCATACACTGAAGCAGAACTAATTAACGTAGCATAAGGAGAATGCATATGAACAAACAACTAACTCGCAAACAACGTGGCCTTGGCAAATATGATGCACCGTTAAAATTTCAACACGAGAAAGGCTACAAGGATTTTCGGCAGGGGCGTGTCGTTAATCCATTTCCTGATGATACAATGCAGCACAGGGAATGGGAACGTGGGTTTAACAAAGCCTACTTTGAGCAGTTAAAACGGGTGAAGGAGTATGAACAAGCTACAGGACGAGGCTAGAGCATTTATGGAAAGTAAATACGAGAACCTAAACTTCAAGTCATATCAAGATATGGCATCGGAGACTGCGATATATAAACATGAACATCAGGTAATCTATCCTGCACTAGGTCTGGCGGCAGAGGCAGGTGAGGTTGCTAACAAAGTCAAAAAGATTTTACGTGATGGGAAGTTTGATCGTGAAGCAATTGCAGACGAGGTGGGAGATTGTCTGTGGTACATTGCTGCACTATGTCGTGATCTAAATGTAGACATGACGGAGCTTGCGAAGAATAACTTACGTAAGCTACATGACCGCAAGGTAAGGGGTGTCCTCTCTGGGAGTGGAGACAAGCGGTAAAAAAAAATTAGGGGGCTGTAATGGCCCCCTTTGTTTTATCTATCTTGACATCAATCCACTTCTACCACTACTGGTATATGTTTTCTGTATTGTCTTTGACCGTTTAATAAGTTCCCTCAATACTTCTGGGCTTGTTAAATCTGGATCATCTGCATTTTCATTCTTAGGATCATTCATATATTCTATTACAGCTATACGTCTGTAGTCTTTTGGTATGCTGTTATACTCTGACAACGCCCTAGAGAATGGATCGGCAAGAGCCTCTGTACCTTTTTCTCTTAGTCCAGACTTAAACTCACTAAGCTTGCGTTCTAAGATTGGTTTTATCTGAAGCTTGACATATGCATCTTCACTATACTTTTCTTTTACTTCAGGTCTTAGTGCTTCATAGTTCTTTCTGAACACTCTATCCTCTAGTGCAAGCATAGCATCGTGTAACATAGGCACGAACTTAGCAATCTCTTCATTCTCACGTGCAGCAACTGCATCAATGTCAGAGTTACTACCTACCTTCCACTTAGGTGTACCGTGCGCTATGAAGTACTCACCAGTGTCGGAGTCACGTGGACTTAGGTTGATACCTAATGTAACCTTCCATGCAGCATCTGGACGTTCTACGTCCTCTGGGAACACAGTTACCTTTTCATCCATCTTTCTTTCAGCTTCAGCATCACGGAAACGTCTGTTGTAACTATCCATCAAACCACGTTTAACAGCATCAACTGCATCTTTAGGTGCAGGTTTTAGGTCTTGCTTGTACGTATTCTCACGTCCAAATGTTAGCTCTTGTCCACCTACATCCACATCTACAGGACCATACATTCTTTGTGCATCAATGAACTGTCCAAAGCCTGTTAGATAAGATGTAAAGTAATTACCTACAGCTTTACCCGCCGCCTCTGCAGCAGCCTGACTACCAGAAATGTCCATGCCATCTGCTAGTGACGCAATCTCTTCAATAATAAGATTACCTGTACCCGTTCTGAACGTAGTACCTATGAAAGTTTCTGCAAACTCTTTACCATCCCACCACAGCGATCCAAATGTACCTTCTTTAAGGTGCTTTAGAGATTCACCAATGTACAAGATTTGTCGCATTGGAAACATAGGAGATGTGTCTACTGCATTTTCACCTGCACCAAACATCTTATAATCTTCAGGTGCATTTTCACTGGTTCTGTACTGATAGGCAGCACCGATAGCAGCAAGTCCAACCAAGTTACGTTGAATACCAAGCCTATCTTTTGGAGACATCTTGGTTAATTCTTTCTTACTTGGATTAACTATGTCCATGACCTTTTTAGTCAGGGGGATAGCACCACCTGCAGCATACTGCGCCATGATTTCCATACTGTTGAACATAAATCTAGGGAACTCTACCACGGTAGTTAGTGGTATACCAAAGACTCTACGTCCAGTGATCATGTTAGTTAAGTCTTGGAAGAATTTATTGTCAGGTTGTTTTGCGTAGGTAACAGACAAAGCAGACTCAACAGCGTCATTGACTAGTGCAACAAAAGAACGTGCCTTATCAGGGCGTACTGTGCTTGCATCGTTAAGTAGGTCAGGCAGTTTACCTTCAATCATAGTATCAATCAGGTCAATACCATATTCGTTTTTAGTAAGCCTACGTAGCTCACCAAGAAATGCACCACGACGAACCAAGTGTTCTTGCCATTGGTTAGTAGTGTTCATCATTTCAACAACGTCTTCTAGTGGGTTAAGAAGTTTATCGTTTAATCCACCTTCGCCACGTCCAGTAGCCTTCCTGATTTCGTTCAGGTTATCATACATACGTTTTGATTGTGTTTGAAACTGAGGGTTGTCTAGTATAAGATCAGAGAAACCTTTGGCTACATCAGGGCGAGAGAACACATATTTGTGTGAAGAGAACGCATCTTTCCACAGGTCTTTGTTTACTACAGCTTTAGCTGCGCCTACAAATCCACCTTTACCGTCTATTACACCGCCTGTTATAGGCTTACCAAACTCAACTAGGACTGTATCTATCATGTTGCCAAGCGAATCCATAGGAAGACGCAGTGCGGCACTTTCAAAGTTACGCATGGCTGTAGCAATCTGGCTAACCATTGCACCACGACGAACATTCTCAAGGCGTTGACCTGCCTGTGACATGCGATCCTGTACTTCCTGAAGCTTACGTGTTTGTATATCATTTACTTCACCAATAGGACGTACACGTTTAATCTGACTTGCTATGTTAAGAAGCTTACCTGCGTCACTGAAAGAACCAATACTTGCAGACACGTATTCTTCAAATGACAGACCGTATTTATTTAGAACAGTAATCAGTTCCTCTGTACCTACAAGTTCTTTCTGTAGGGTAAGGTCTAGTAGTGTTTCTATGACACCTTTGTCTTTGTTTTTAAATACTGTACTGTTAGGGTATCTTTCCTTGAAGTCAGCAACAACCGCAACAAGTGCCTTTGCCTTATCAGGGTTTAGTACAGGAGAGATCAAGCCCTCTTCAGCACCAACAAGCATTGCCATCTGATCTGCAACGACAATTTCCCTTCCATCATCGTCTACTTGAACGTCAAACAAATCTCGTCTAGTACTTTCACTAGCTTTACGTGCTAGGTCATAGTCTACTTCTAGTGAACCATCTTCTTTTTGTATGGATATAAGTTTATTTTCGTCAATGATAGTGCCATTTGCATCACGAGCACCTGTGTTTATCTCGTGCTCAATGATAAGCTTATCCATTAACTCTTTGTTCTTACCCGCCATTGCATCGGCAGCAATACGTGCATCTTCTTTAGACTGTAATGTGGCAAGCATAGCACCGCCATAGTTATTACGTCTAGCAACCTCAAGTTCTTTGTCTAGCTTAATAGCCCTTTGATAATCTTTTACCCACGTAGGTTTAACTTTTGTAAGACCACCGATAAATGCGTTGGTTTCCATGAACTCCATGAATGCACCAGTTTTATCTGCAACATCCTCTGCCATTTCTTCAGGCGTGTCACCTACGTCAAACTTACCACCAAACGACAGGACATTTTTGACTGTTTCAAAGCCTATGCCTTTTTGTTCGGCTATCTCTAGTGCTTCTTGTATTGTATCTGTGTATGCATCAGTAGTAAGCTGTACACCTGTTCCCAAAGCTTGTAGTATATTAAAGCCTTTAAAACCTGTAAGGTCTAAGTAGTCTTTTATTAGTTGATCTTCTGCTTTTTTGGGGTTTAATCCTTCTTCAATGGCAGGTTTGACATACTCTTCATAGTACATGCGTTCAGCTTCAGTCTGAATTGCATTCTTCTGATCTATGTATTCTAATAATTCATCGGCACGTAACTTACTTAGGTCTTCCTTTGATCTAGTCATAAAGTCAACAGGAAGTTTTTTGTCTTGAAGTATTTGTTCTATATAACCAAGCTCTTTAATGTCAGATTGCATCTGTTTATTTGATGAATCTATATCTCTTAGTGTAGTTTTAGTACGAGAAAAGTTTTCTTCAGTCTGCTCTTCTACACTTTGTACGAATGGTTTTACTGCCACACCGTTATATGTATCACTAACGGGTAACATACGTTTATTATAGTACTCTGCATATACGGGATTATCTTCAGGTGCCACAACTAAAGGCTCACCTGACGTGTCAACTACTTTATTTTCGTCCTCTACTACTTTATTACTTGCATTCTCTGCAGGATCGTAGTCTTTTACTGCATTTTTTAGCATGTCACTTATAGAACTGCTTTGCTTTTGTGACTGTTCTGGTGACATAACAGGTTGTTGAGGTTGAACTTGTTGTGGTTCATCCTCTTCTTCGCCTGTCTGATAGCCTTTTACAGCTTTACTTAACAGTTCTTCAATAGTGGCCATAAATTTTAACCTACTTTAGCAACAAATATTGGCATTTCTGGTACGTTTATATATACGCCAAGGATAGGGATAGACACACCCGTAGCTTCATCAGTTTGGTATGTGGTAAATACTGTACCTGTTTTAACATTATCAAAAGCACCCGCACTTGCGGCATTAGGAATTTCTAGTGGTGTAGTTTCTGCCGCACTTCTTGTAGCATAATTACGTAATTCATTTTCTACCATAGCTTTTTCAGAAGTTATTCGGTTAGTAATATAAGGATCACCAATATCCTGTGCAAATTGCCAACTACTAGAAGCATTCATAACACCCTGATAAAGTGCAGCTAAACCTTCACCTACTCTACCTTCAAACTGTTGTATAAGTTCTTCATTAAAGTCTACCTTAAAACCTTTAAGCTGTAGAGCTTGACCTTTAGTTTTTACAAGAGAGTTTTCAAACGCAGTTGCATCAGACACTTTTGTTATGCCCTGAAAACCATTGCCGCTACTTTCAACCTTTTCTGCAACTGCTCTTTTGTTAATCTTAGTAAGCAATTCAGTTTCTTGTTTTTGTAAAGCGTCTAACTCTTTCTGTTGTTCCTCAGTAAGTGTACCTACAGACAACAATTTCATCTGACTTACAGCATTGGCGTTAAGCATAGTGTCAATGTCAGGCATAGTGGATTCACCGTACAATGTTTTAATTGCGGCATTATCCCATTGAATGCCTATTGGACCAACGGGTTTATCTGTGGCAGTGTTTAGTGTCTCACCTGTTTTTTCTAGTGATCCAGTTTGTGTAAACAAACTGTTTACATTAACACCTTTTACAAAGGCTTGCTCACCTACAGACAGAGCTTGGTTATATGCACCCTCACCCATCTGTACAATTTGAGCAGCACTTTCTGGTGTGTATCCTTGAAAAGTTAATGCACCTATTCGTTCTTTAGCAGCATTTTCATCTGCCCTACGTTGATTGGCTGCAGCTACACGAGCTTTACGGACACGTTCTTTTTCATCTTGTTCTTCTTTATACAACTGTGCTTCTTTAGTCTTGATCATTTCAACCAAGTTATCAGATGCGCCACCGATAAATGCTCCAAAGTTAAATGCCATTACTGCCTCCGTGCCATTAGACCTGTAGCTTCAGGCTCTTCTGTTTCCATCATAGGTTCTTCAGTTGGTTCTTCTGGTGTTTGCTCTTCAGCAATACCACCAGTTTCTTCCATACGTTTCTTTACATCACGCATTGCTTTAGCAATTGTTGAGTCACGGAATTTACCTTGCTCAGGTTCTTCCATCTCTGTACCAATCACATAGTCAACACCTTCTTCATCACCAACGTAAGATAACATTTCAATCAGCACTGGCATGATAAGGATACCCACATCAATACTGTGCTTACCTTGCATGACACCACCAGACTGTAAAGAGTTTGCGATTGTGGTAAGGGGAATACCAAGTTCCATTACCTCTACCATCTGATCACGAAACTGTGGCTCAAGAATACGTGGAGCATAAAAGTCCATAGCTTCTTCCACTGTATTGTACTGGGGTGGGTGTTGCCAAGGACGTGCACCCAGTTCAGCAGTTAAGCTTTGTCCAGGGATAGGAGCATTAAAACTCTTACGATAATTCTGTGCCATTATAATTTATTCCTATACTCACGAATTTGTTGCATTGCATCAAGCACCATGTCATATGGTTGTTTATCTTTAGGGGCATCTTGCTTAGGCTTACGTGTCATATCACGTGCAAGTAAACCACCAGTTTTCTGTGGTTCCATTGTTGGCTTGCTACGTTTACTTAAATCACGTACAGCCTTTGCATAACCTTTTGCTGCAGCAGTATATAAATTCATAATACTATTCCTTTAAAATCCTAAAAGACTTCCACCAAACGTTTTGCCAAGTGTAGACATATCAGTAAACAGTACGCTACTTACAAGCTTACCAAACGAAGCAGAAGAGTTTGCATCAATCATCATTTTACGTTCTTCAAGTGACAATTGTTCTTGTGCAAGTTCATTCAAGCGATCTTGTTGGTTCTCTGCACTTGTCCATGCCCATTCCATCTGATCACCGTATAACTGCCACATGTTATTGTAAGCAGTGTTAGAGATGTCCAGTGTATTGATAGCATTCAATTCGTTTGCACGGTTAATAGCAGCAGTATCTGCTGTAGCAATCTCTCTACGCCACTGAGCATTTGACTGATCAACTACCAACTGGTTCTGTGCATTGAACTGTTCACGTTGGTTCTTCATCTCAGCATTAAACTGGTTAGCTGCATTAACTTGACCTGCATTAAAACGTTCTTGTGCATTCTGTTGTTCTGAATTGAACATGTTAATGGTTGAGTTCAAGTTGTCGTAGAACTGATTAGCTTGGTTCTCTGATTGTGCATTAAACTGACGTGAAGCATTTACAGCAGCTTGGTCAGTCAACATAGAGTTAATAACCTGTTGTGACTTAAACAGTTCTGTTTGTTGTTCGTTGGACAAGTTAGCCATGTCTAGCTGTAAGAAGTTTTGAGCATTCTGTACTGCAGTCTGTTGACGGTTGTTCAGGTTACCCATGTCTAGGTTAGCTAGTGCAGATGCCTCTGCAAGAACCATAGCTTGACGGTTAGACAAGTTCTCTAAGTTCATTGTTTGTACTGAACGAGCATTCTCTAACTGAATCTGTTGGTCAGCAGTAAAGTTCATATTAGCAATGTCACTAATTGTACTTGCTTTTAATACACGAGTTTGGAAGTCTTGATCAAACTCTTGACCCAAGAACTTAGCACGTTGTTCTGCCGCAAGCATAGCACGTGCTTGACGATTTGACAAGTTCTGTGCTTCAAATTGTGCTTGTGTAGCTGCATCAGCTTGTGCAATTGGTAGTGCACTTTCCATAGCTGCTTGCATAATGGCTTGTCCTGCCATTGACGAAGCACTAAGACCACGAGCAGCCATCTGTTGGTTAGCTAGACGTACAGCCCCTGCAGCCCACGGGGGTGGTGCAGTACCCTCAAACTGTTCCATCAAGCCTACAAGCTGACCTTGTACTGTGGCTTTCTCTGAAGGTGTAGCAGTTGCTGCATCAATCTGTTCAGTAAACTTAGCTGCTTTAGTTGCATCTGCAGAAGCACCAGATACTATCTCGCCGTCTTGTATCTCACGTTGTACTTCATTCTCCATGAGAGTTGCAGTACCTTGTGCAGCATTCAGATCACCTACCATACTTGCTGTAGCCATAGCTGCAGACACTTTAGCACGAGCATCGTCTTCATTGGTCTGTGCTGCGTTTAGTGCCTGTGTCTGTGCAGCCACTTGATCTGCTTGTACGTCTGCTTCATACTTAGCTGTATCAGGCTGATCTACATTTGCAGATAAATATGTATTAGCTAGTGCAACTTCACTTACACCAAACTCACCAGACACCTGACCACTACCTTGAGGAATAAACTGACCTGCTTCTTGTTTAATCATAGTAGGATCAACACGAGCACCTTCAGGCAACGTAGGATCAGTTGCACGTTCAGTCATTACATCTTTAATTGTTTTCTGTGTGGATTGATAGAGTGGCTGAAGCTGTTGCAGACGTGAATATGTGTCTGACACTTCTTTGCCCTTAGCTTCTACAAGTTCTTTTAGGTATGGATCATTAGGATTGGCTGCAGCTTGTTGTTGCAGACGTTGTAGTTCTAAGTTTTGTTGTGTGTAGTTTGACTGTGCATTGGTATACTCTTGTTCAATGTTTTGAATATCACCAGTTACACCACCAGTTACACTACTAGATAAATAGTTACGGTAAGCATCTTGTTGTGCTTTATTTTGTGTATATTCTTCACTACCCTTAAAGTTATTAATGTAAGTAGGAATAATGTTAGCGGCATCGTTTTCTACACTAGAACGATTTTTTGCAGTATTCTTAATAGTTGTTCCATCTGCATACGTAATAGTCCAGTTACGTGGTCCACCTGAAATAGTATACTTATTAGGATCGGCAGGAAGTTTACCAGACTTAAACATATCTTTAAGTTGAGGACCAAAATGACTAGGTACATTAGCAGTGTATTTTTTAATTACATCTTCACCTAATGGTTCAGGCATAGTAACTGGTGCAGGACCACCATCACTAGGACCAGTACCTATCTGTACACCCTGCTGTTGAGCATACTGTTGTGCTTGCTGCATTGTGTCAAGGTTAGTCTTTACAGCTTTACCTGTTTGATCAAGTACCTGAAAACCTGTGTCTGTCTTTTGTGTAGTGTACAGAGGTTGTTGTGTTGACACTTGTGGTGTAGTTACATTTGGACCAAGCTGCATAGTCTGAGGTTGTGGTTGTTGCACTTGATCTTCAGGTTTTTGTTGTTGATTAATAGTTGGAAAACCGCCTACCTGAAACTTTTGTACTGCACCACCACGTGCCATAGTCATAGCTGCTTGTTTAAACTGATCCATCTGTGCTTGTTTGTCAGGATTTTGATTAAGGTATTCTTGAAAGCCAGACATGTCACCAGTATAACCCAGTGTACCTGCAATTCGTTGCATGGCATTTGGTTTAAAACCACCGAATGTAGGATTTTTAATTTGATTAATCATATCTATGCCTTACTATTTTAATGTCATCCAGACTGCACCTGCTATAAAAGTCAGTACGCCTACTGTTGCTATTTTTACAATGGTATTCCATATACCTTTACGAGTATCACGCCATGCTTCTAGTAAGCTACGCATCTCAGTTATATCTTTGTGTGCGTCATCATCTAGCAGTCCAATAGAACGTAAAGCTTCCTTTGCCCCACGTCTTGCTGCACGATCTAGCATAGCTTCTAGTTCATCAGATGTTAGCTTAATGTCCGACATGGCCTAACTCTTATGGTTTAGTAGGCCAATCGGCAGCTTCTAGGTGAGGCCAGTTAGCATGGGTAGTGATGTCACGTAGTGCTTGACGGTAAGCTGTTTGTTCAGCAGTCATAGTCAAGTCAGATGATGCCCACCAATCAGTTTCAGCAATCAAGCGATCACGTTCATTGCGATTACTTTCTGCTGCATCACTGTCAAGACGTGCTTGATATGCTGCTTCATGTTCTGCTTTAGTAGTTGTAACACCATCTTCTGTGGTGTCACTGAACATATCAGCTATTTCCCAAGCCTCAACCCAGTTGCCTAAGCTGTCCTGTACGACACCATTGCGGCGTACTGATTGATATGCACCAATACCTTCTGTAGGTTGAGGTGCACGTAGCACAGGGTCTACATTAAGTGCGTCAAACACGTTAGTGCTCCACACTTTAGGCATAGACATGTTAGGGTTTTCCTTGCGGAGTTGCCCCTGTGATTTAAGTTCGCCTGTTGTGCGATCACGATATTCAGTCATTAGTTGATACTCCTTTTATGACCTTGAGTTATGCTGCGATTGCATAGAAAATATAAGTTCTGCCGCTTAGGTTCATATCACCACCAGCACCTGCTGGCACGCTAAATCCCGCAGAATATGGATCTATTCTATCTTGTGAGCTACTTATTCCACCAGCACTTTCCATTTCAGTAAAGCTATCATTTCCAGATGCAATGCCATTGCCAAAAGCTGTATTATACATTTGCCACGACCCCGCATGAGAAGAACACTTGACCATTACCCAGCTTGCGCCATTGGAAAACCCGCAATCAACATTGATGTCAGAACCAGTACCCGTGTAAATACCCACCTTAGAGACACCAGCAAGTGTGGCAAAAAGATATGCAACATAATTTTCATTATTCGCATTTATATCTGGATCGGCAATAATAGAAAAAGTTGTATCTGTCGGTTGCGATGGAAAATATGCTTGACTTACCGCACCAGTAGTACTATTTAATAGTAGTCGTTGCGTTGTAGAGGTATTACCCGATCCCGTGGGTAAAGAAGATGTCCAAGACCGTGCATTATCACGACTTTTAATCCAAATTAATTCAGGGGCAACACCAAGACTATGAGATATAATATGGGGGTTTGCTCCGTTCCCGATGTAAGGAACGACATCAAAAAAATGAGGCGCACGTTTCCATGCTTGGTATCCAATTAAGTCAACTTGACTATTAATATCTGTTGCGGCCCCCACTTGGACATGATTTTGAGCCTCATTAAAATGCACGGCATCATTGTAACTATACGCTGTATTGCTATTGGTTGCGAATGTTCCACTGCCAAGCGCTCTTGTGGCTACATAATGATCCTTTGAACTTCCAGATGGCTTGATAATGCACATATCAGGAGAAAAGCCAAAACCAGCATTGCTGTTAGTTGTGGTATTGTTTGAGATATTATTTGGTTGCCATCTTGTGCTACCAGATGCAGATAAATTTTGACTTACATCAAATACATCAGATGCACTTTCTGGTATGGCAGTCCCACGGCGTATGGCAACATAAATATATGTACCGCTGTTCCATGTATCACTTATTTCTGTTCTAAACCCTGTCGCCGTTGGGTCTAGCCAATTTTCTGTGCTATTTTCAAAAGAAGTGGTGTTGGGGAACAAACGATTGTCAAACCTTGAGGTGAAACCGCTCATACTGTTAAAAATAACCCAGTTTCCATTACCTGAAGTTTTCTTAAACAATAACCATTGCGGCTCAAAACCTACATTAATTTCAGCTTCACTTCCTGTTCCTGAATAACTCCCACACTTGATAATGTCCTGATCCCCTGTAGGGCCGAAATTACCGTCACCATCGTTGTGGGCGAATAGGTAGGCTATATAAGTTCTACCAGAGATATTTAGGTTACTTCTTACAGTGAAGGATGACGTTGTAGGATGTGTATATGTCCAATAGTCGCTAGTAAAAGCGGATGTAGTGCTATGAAGCATAGCAACATAGTTTGCATCATTCGTACCATTGTTCATTCTGCGGTGATACACGTTCCAATCATTCGTACCGTTAGTCTGCTTAACGAGCATCATGCCGACAGTATGATCTAGGTTATGTGAAATCGTTCTGTCGCCAGTGCTGTCGCCGTTCCAAGTAACAATGTCAAAAAACTTGGGGGTTTTTCTAAATGTGAAAGCCACATGATCCTTGCCACTATTATTCTCTGACGTAACATTGCTTCCAACGGTAAATCCGCTAGTCGTGAAATTGGTTAAACCCTGACCACCACCTGCCGTAGCTTGCCCACCTGTGGTATTGCTGTGAATGTAATTTCTCACACCCCTAGTCGTGTCGTAAAGTGCATGGTTGTCAGAAAAATCTCTACCTTTCAGCCAAACCAGACCGCCTTCGGTACTCAAATCAATATTGTTAGTTATTGTTAATGAGGAGCCTGTTCCGTGATATAAATAGCTGCTGAATAATTCTTCTACGTTTGTACCACCACCACCTGCTGCAGACATCATTAACTTTTTAATGTTACTCATTCTATGTTATCCTAAGTCTAAACCTGCTGTAAAGCCATACCATGTAGTACCACCATCATGTGTGTAGAACACAAACTGATCTACTGCAGAGGCAGTGCTTGTAAGTTGAGGTACACCAGAGGCTGCATACTGATCTGCATTAGGCCAAATAATAGCACTAGGCCATGTTACAGTATAACCACTAGCACTTGCATCTTGTACAATCTTCAGTGAGAAACCATAAGCTGTACCACTTGCAGGTGGGTTGCTGATTGTAAATGTGGTGTTCTCCGTTAGTGTATGGCTGAATACGTTACCTGCTTCACAGTCAATCGTAGTTGCATTACTTGATGATGTTACAGCAGCAAATGTTTCATTGTAAGATGTTACCACAAGTTCGCCATCAATGTCAACATCACCTGTGTAACTTTCTAGTGCGAAGTCAGTAAGTTTACTATCAAGTTGTGTCTGGATGTTTGACGTTACACCGTCTACATAGTTAAGTTCTGTAGTACTCGCAGTAATACCATCAAGAGTGTTTAGTTCTGCAGTTGTTAAAGTTGCACCATCAAGGATGTTTAACTCCGTACCTGTTGCAGTTACTTCTGTGCTATCAAGAGTAAGACCTGTAGTAGTAATAGTTATGTTAGAAGAACCGTCAAAGTTAGCTGCACCTGATGTTACACCTGCAATAGTGATGGTACGTGCAGTTGTAAGTGTATCTGCCGTATTTGCAACAATAGAACCTGAACCTGTTAGAGTACCATCAACTGTAAGATTACCCGTAATTGTACCATTACCTGATACAGCTAAAGTTCCCACATTTGCAGTATCAATAGAGCCAGTATCAATGTAAGCAGTGCCATCAATATAGGCGTTACGCCACTCAGAACCAACGGCACCAAGATCGTAAGAGTCATCAACAGAAGGAATAAGACTTGAAGCAATATCCGCATTTACTGTCACCGTATCTGAAGCTGCATCACCAAGTGTTGTGTTACCGTTAACTGCAAGAGTACCTGTAAGTGTTGTGTTTGTTGATACAGATAGTGTACCTGTGATTGCAGTTGAACCTAAACTAACTGCACCTGTAGATGTAATAGAACCATCTAAGTTAAGATCACCTGCTAGATAAGCATCTTTATATTTCAGGCTAGATGTACCAAGGTCTACAGTGTTTGTAGTTTTAGGGCGTAGTACAGAGGCTGTAGCTACAACATCCTGTGTTGGTCCAATGACTTCAATAGGCGCACCTTCTGATGTAGTGCCATCGTGAGTATGGCCCGTACTAGCATTAAATGCTGTTTCAATAGCATTGAACTCGTTGTCAAGATCATCGGCATCAATAACATTACCGTTAGCAATATTATTACCTGTATCTGCTCTTACGTAACCTGTACCCATAAGCTTTCCTTACTTCCTATTGTTTTCAGCAAATTCAAGTATTGCTGTATCTAACAAAAATGCTGAATTAGAACTGTCATCTTCTATTCTTAGTGCCACTGTATTACCTGAACCTACAATGTTATTGTTAAATGATTGTGTACGAGGTTCTCCGTATGCAGTTGTACCATATACTGCTAAGTTATTACCGAAGAAACCACCGCCACCTGCGTCTGACACAATTGATATTGTTGCAGGTTGTATTTTGTTTTTATCATTTTGATTATATCTAAGATTACAGTCAATATTAATTGCACCAAATGGTTTAATATATAGATCAAGTTTATAAAATGTTTTACGTTTCTGTGGATCGGTAACTGGCATAAATGGTGATTCATATATAGCTACAACATTGTCACCATCACGGGATGTGCCACTTTCCATACGATACACATAACCGTCATTGTTTGAAAAGATTACATATTCGTTGTCACCAATGTATTGTGAGTCAGCAATATAAACTTTGTAGCCCTTTGTTTCAGCCCACTGAAAACCTGTACCACCTTGGTCAATAAACTTAGTAGCTAGTACACCCTTAGCAATGCCAACTTTTTCACCATTCACATAACCAAACATACGGTACTGTGCTTTACCACGAATTACTGTACTAGAAAAACTTCCTGCATAAGACTGAAGTTCATTTACAGTAGG